GACGTGCCGCACGTCACCATCGAGAACCAGCGCCACAGCTTCGCCACGTCCTACCTCCACGCGGGCGGCCGCGTGGAGGACCTGTCGCGCATCCTCGGCCACGCGGACATAGTGACCACCTACCGCCGCTACGTCAGGCCGGGCTACGAGGACGCCGCGCGGGGTGTCGGCGGCATTGTGCCGAGGGTCTAATCCATTGGCGATTCATTGGCTAACCATTGGCTAAATCGGCGACAAGATACGTCAAGTTATGGGCGATTTTAGGTCTTTGCTCACGATCACTTTGATATAAAAAATCCCCCCTACCTGCGGAAATGCAGGCAGAGGGGATACATCGGCATGGTGGAGGTGCGGAGAATCGAATACCGCGCACTAGTGCATTTAGCTGCTGTTTTGTCGAGGCATTGGCGAATCATAGGCTAAATAGTCTCAAATTCTCGCTTGCATTAGTCCTACCATAGGACTATACTAAAGGCACAAGGCAGGGGCAGAGGGCCCGGCCACTCCAATGGAGGGAGCACACCATGGCAGCAACGAAGAAGCAGGTCATCGAGAACGGCAAGCAAGTCGCCTATAGCGAGCGCGAGGACGGATGCACGGACGACTACCGCCTTCTCGGCAAGAATCTCTATTGCCTTACATACGATCGTAATGGCCATCTTGCGAACATGTGGTTCATGGGATACGCGAAGAAGGCCGCCAAGGACTACGGTATCGACCTCGAGGCATAGGCGCCGGGCGGGTACGGCAATCGCGGGACGGCACATGCCGCCCCGCTCATTTTTTTGGAGGACACATGGCAGAGGAGAAGAGGTCGCTCGCGGAGTTCCGAGCCATCCGCGAGACGGTTGGCATGACGCAGGGCATGCTCGCCGCAGAGCTTGGCGTGGAGCCGCGCAGCGTGCGAAGGTGGGAGTCGCCGGGATACGAGGGCTACAGGCCGCCACGGGACGCATGGGACGCGCTGGACGCGGCGCTGGATGCGCAGCGGCGGGGCGTAGATGCGGCACTGGGCAAGGTGGACGAGATCGCGAAGGAGCGCGGGGCATACCCAAATTCGGTGCGGCTCCCATACTGGACGAGCCAGGAAGCCTACGACGAGGGCCACTACGTGGACGACGGCGGGGACTGGCGCATGGCCAACGCCACCAACCGCCTGCTTGCGTACGCCCTCCACGAGCGCGGCATCAGGGTGGAGTGGGCGGACGGCCCCACGGTCCCGCGCATGGGGTAGGCCACGGGCACGGCCAGATGCCTGCCGCTGGCGGTCGGTTAATGGCCGCTGGCGGCATTTTGCTATAAACTCTCTTTTGTTATTGACTTACTAGTAACTTAATCTATAATGATAGTTACAAGCTAGGTAAGACAAGAGAGAGGACCTACCATGGCAACCAACGCAACCATCGCGAGCTTCGACTCATTCAACCAGCGCCGCTACGGCACCCCATGGGTGTGTGTGATGACCGAGACCGGCGGATACGACTTCGACGCAGAGGTCGGCACCTACACCGGCGATGGCCGCCGAGGCGAGGAGGGCGACCTGGTGGTCTTCGAGCCGGTAGTCGGCCAGGTGTATGGATACGGGCAAAAGGACTACCGAGGCGGCAACACCATAAAAAAGTTTGCCAAGTGGGACGGTAAGGAGTTTGCCGAGTGCGACAAGCTCGGACGATAGGGAGGTCAAAATGAGGAAGATCATCAACAACCGCGCTTACGACACTAGCAGCGCCAAGAAGGTCGGCGAGTACGAGGCCGAGGTCGATGGGGGCTCGTACGTATTTGGCGGGCTATACCGCAAGCGCACCGGCGAGTACTTCGTGGAGACTGACGGCACGGTGCTTGGCATGGTGGCGTCAATCACCCCCCTCTCCTACGACGAGGCCCGCGAGTGGGCGGAGAGGCACCTTACGACAGAAAGGTACGAGGCCGAGTTCGGCACGCCCGATGAGGGCGAGACGGCGGTGCTGTCAATCACCGTGCCCGCCGCCACCCACCGCGCCATCAAGGACGAGGCCACCAGGCGCGGCTGCTCCATGCGCGACCTGGTGGTGGAGTGGGCCGCGACGCTGGGCGAATGACGAAAAGCCCCCCAGTTGAGCATCGTCGAGAGGCCGGGGGGATAGCGAGCCCATTCTAACGCAAAAGGCGCCCCCGCCCCGAAGGGCGAGGGCGTCGCTGTGTGCGGTCTGGCTTGATTTCGGAAAATCGTAGCCGGTCTTGCGCGATTTTGGCGCCAATCCGGGCACGCGTGGCGCGAATCTGCGCCAACCATCCGCTAGCTCGCGGGGCACTCCACGGCGGCGGGGTAGCCGCCGTACACAGCTAGAGGAGGTTTCCGTTGATGGCGCGCTGCAGGGCGATCGTGGTGAGCCTGCCCCAGGACCCGTCGATGTCGCACCAGCCGTATCCGTCGGTCCAGTAGGTGCCGACCTGGCGCAGGTGCGTCTGCAGGGCCTTCGTGCTGAGGGTGCCAAAGTCCCCGTCAATCCATCCCGAGTAGCAGCCGAGGTCGGTGAGGTAGGACTGGAGGGCCCTCTTCGTCATCGGCCCGAAGTCGCCGTCGACCCACCCGGTGTAGTAGCCCTTGACCCTCACGCACCACTGCACCTGCTTGACGGTCAGCGGCCCGAAGTACCCGTCGTAGACGAGCGGGCTCTGCGGGAAGTCCCTCATGCCGTCGCCGTTCGATGCCTCGCCCGCGGGCGGGACGTATGTGGTGCCGCCCCCGTCGAGCCGCGCGTTGACCTCGGACGCGAGTCGAGCCATGCGGTCGTGGAGGTACGCGCCGGGGCACGACGTGGCGGCAAACATCCTGTGCTCCGTGAGGGAGCCGTTGCGGTCCCCGGTGTACTCCAGCCTGAAGCCGTAGCGCTGGCACACGTCCACCGCCAGGGCCACGAGCGCGTCCCACGCCGCCTGTGTGACCTCGCCGGTGCTGTTATCGATGTTGGCAACCTCGACGGTAATCGCCTGTCTGTCGTTCCACGAGCTGCTAGAAGTCCATGGGCGCATATCCTCGTCCACGCTCTGCGCGATTGAGCCGTCAGAGCCGATGCAATACGTGGAGCTGGCCTGTCTTCCGGTACCTGCGAAGTAGTCGGCACACCCCCTCGCGGTGAGGTTACCGGCCATGTAGTGCGGGGTGAACTTGGTGATTGCGCTTCCGTGCCTGGAGCTGCAGTTGCGCGTGAGGTTCACGTAGGAACAGAGGCTACTCGTCGTCATCCTCGCCCCTCCCGTCCGCGTCCACTCCGTCAACGCCGTCGCTATTTTTTGTCTCGTCCATTGGGCTCCTCCTCGTTCTCGATGGTAGTCTCCCGGTGCAGGCAGCTCGGGCACGTCCACCAGCGCTGCACCATCCCGGCGTTCTCGCGCGCCATGCCGCGCTCCTCGCGCATCTCCGCCCCGCAGAGCGGGCAGCGCGGGGCGCCGCTAGTCCGTGCCATCCGCACCGCCCCCCAGCCTGATGACGCTCGCGCCGCCGCCGACCTCGGGCAACCCCGCAATGCTGGTGAGCACCGAGAGGATTGCCGCAAGGAGCGACGTGGAGCCGACCACGCGCCAGTCCACGCCCCCCATGGTGGTGGTGGCCCCGATGGCCGCGACCGCCGCCTGCGCCGCCGTCTTGACCGCGCGCACGCCTGCCGCCCGCGCCCAGTCCCTTACCGTGTCCTGCATGATGTGTCCCCTTTCCTAGTCCGTCCCCGCCGTGCGGTGCAGGTCGCACCTGCCCTCGATTGCGGAGAGCCTCCTGTCGTGCTCCTCGATGCGCGTCTCGATGCGCGCCAGCTCGCGGGAGTGCTCCGAGAGCTGCTTGCTCATCTCGCGCACCGTGTCGCGCGTCTCCTTGCTCATGTCTGCGATGGAGTCCAGCTTGTCGGTCATGACCTGCTGCTCCGCCACGCGCGCGGCGTGGCGCTCCTCGTCGGTGGCCCCGTCGCGCCTGATGGTGAGCGCGATGGTCACGACCGCGAGGGCGAGCGAGCCGAGCGCGACGAGCTGCTCGAACGTCAATGGCGTCATCCGCACCCCCCTACTGCGACTTGATGACCCACCAGCCCTCCCAACCTGCGCCGTTGATGTTCCTTCGCCAGTACGGGTCGCCCACCGTGGGCAGGGCGAGCTGGAAGAGCCAGTTGCCGCCGCCCGCGCGGATGCACACGCACGTGCCGTAGTCCGTGGGGCGGTTGGCGGTCGAGTCGTTGTACGACCAGACGCCGGGGCCGCACGCGTCGAGGTCGGGCGTCGTGGTGACGCCCTCAGAGCCGTGGGAGACGGCCACGCTGTCGGTGCCCCCTGTCCCAAGCAGCGCCGCAAGCAGGTACTCCGGGTGGCTGAGGTCGTACCCGCTGGGGCTGGCGGTGAGGGAGTTGCTGCGCACGACCGTGGTCCCGTTGCCGCTGGTGGCGTAGAGGCGCAGCGTGCCGACGCCGCCGGTGCTGTCGGCGAGGAGGGCGGAGTACCCCTTGTAAACGTTGCCGTCTGAGTGCGCCCCGGCCCTGACGAACGCTTCGCGGGAGCCGTCCACCGACACGCGCTCGGATGACAGGGTCGCGACGGTGGCGTTGCTGCTCTTGCGTGCCCCTATGCTCATGAGCCCGCCGAGCATGCTGATGGTCGCGTCCTGCGAGTTCTTGCCGAGCTCGATGAGCTTCTCGCCGAAGCTCGACAGGACGTTTCCCGCCTTGTCCAGCACGTCGAAGCTGTCCTCGTCCATGTGCGTGCGCCCGGTGGAGTACGTCTTGCCGTCCGCGCTCTTGCCCACGGTGATGCCGGTGGCGTCCTCGCGAATCATGGTGGCCAGCGAGTCGGCGGTGCCCTTCGCGGCGTTCGCGGTGGACTGCGCGGTGGCCGCGTTGGCCTTGGCCGTGTCGGCGGTACTCTGGGCGGCGTCCGCGCTCGACTGGGCCTTGGCGGCGTCGGCGACTGCCGTGTCGGCGGTCGACTGCGCGCTGCCAGCCGCCGCATTCGCAGAGTCGGCTGTGCTCTTGGCAGTGTCTGCGGTCGACTTCGCCGTCTGCGCCGTGCTGCTCGCGGCATTCGCCGTGGAGACAGCCCCGTTGGCGGTGCTCACTGCGCTGCTCGCGTTGCTGCTTGCCGCGTTGGCCGTCTTGACCGCAGCAGCCGCGTCCTTCGACGCCTTGCTGGCGGTCCCTGATGCCGCGTTGGCGGTGCTCACTGCGCTGCTCGCGTTGGTCTTCGCCGTGGCGGCGTCGCTCGCAGATCGGAAGAGCGTCGTGTAGGGAAAGAG